TATCGGCGTCACGGCTTCTCCGGCAGGTCCCGCAGGTGCCGCCACATACACCAACTTGAAGTACGAGATTGGCACGTCCGCCTCTACGTACTCGCAGGAGGCCAGTATTGCTTACCTCGGTGGCTCGCCTGCCCTCGCTGGCCGTCCTACGTTCGCTGGTAAGGTCCCGTGGGATAGTGGGAACTTCAATCCGGCGGGCTACGCGGCCCTTGGGAGCAGTAACACCTTCACCGCCGCACAGTGCGTGTACGCCGCGAACAATTTGGCCGTCGGTGCGTTTCGCGTTACCGGGGATTGGGGGAACTTGTGGGGAGCGTGGTCAAATGCAGCCAATACGGCTGTGCAGATGGACTGTCCAACCGTAGGTAGCGCCTATTTCGGCCTTCGCTTTACGCGCTGGGGCGCTCGGCACCTTGCCGCTATCGCGGCATACGAGCCGAACACATCGGCGTCGCCTATGCTGGGATTCCTGATCGGCTCCGATAGTCAGGCCACCGGCCCGACCTTCCAGTTTATGCAAGGCGGCATCGGAACGTACGCCGGTAGCTGGACCCAAACGTCCGACCACCGCGTAAAGAAAGACTTTACTTCTATCGATCGGGCCGATGCTCTGTCGAGGATTGCCCGCTTGTCGCCCTATGAGTATGCCCGCGTTGAATCCGTGTACGGGGATCGTCGGTTCGCCGGCTTCAAGGCGCATGAGGTTCAAGAGGAATTCCCGTTGCAGGTAACTGGTGAGAAAGACGCCGTAAAAGTCCTTACGGTGGACGGGGAAACCTCCGAGTCTCCAGATTTGCAAGCTGTAGATTACATCGGCTTGATCCCCTATATAGTTGCCGCAGTCCAAGCACTGTCACTGCGCGTTCAAGAACTGGAGCAAGGATCGCCGTGACCATCGCCGCAGAGGTCCAATCAAGCAGCATCGGCGCGCGCATCGAACTATACGAAGTGGACCTAACGCCGCTCGGCGGTGATGTACTGCGGTTCCACGCGCACCTCCAATCTGGGCCCATCAAGTGGGGTGGTCGTGATTACACCCCGTGGCCCATCACTGCATCCGGCTTCGCACGCACGGGGACGCAGAGCCAGCCGTCGCCCACTCTCACCGTATCCAATGTTGACGGGTCTATATCTGCCCTTTGTATCGCGTTTGACGATATGGTCGGCGCAGTCGTGCGAAGGCTCTGGACGCTTGAGCAGTATCTCGACGGAGCGGCATCCGCTGACGCAGCCGAATACACCGCCGTAGAGGTATGGCGAATAGAGCAGCGTACGGAGGAGACGCCTGTAAGTGTCTCGTTTCGGCTGGCGTCCGCTCTCGACTTCTCCGGCGTGCAGCTACCGGCACGGCAAGTTACCGCGACTCTCTGCACATTCAACTATCGAGACCCTGTCTCCGGCTGTAGTTGGTCGGGAGTGAAGTTCTTCGATAGGAATAACACCCCAGTAGATGACCCTGCTCTTGACGTTTGCAGTAAGCGTCTGTCCGGCTGCAAGTGCAGATTCGGCCAGAACGCGGTATTGCCCTGGGGTGGCTACCCATCGGCAGGAAGAAACGGAGGACTATGATTGATTCATCACTGCGTGAGGACATCGCTAGGCATGCCCTTGCGCAGTACCCGGACGAGTGCTGCGGCCTCATCGTGTCCGGTCAATACATCCCATGCCGCAACATCTCTCCGACGCCCCGCGATGCTTTCGCGATTGCTCCCGATGACTACGCGGCAGCAGAAGATATCGGCCCGATTCAGGCAGTCGTTCACTCCCATCCCGGCTCAAGCGCACAACCAAGCCACGACGACCTGACCGTCTGTGAAGATGGCGGCGTTCCGCAATGGATCATCGTGAGCCTGGGCGTACAGGCAGATGGCAGCATCGCAGTTGATGATTGGTGCGAGTTCTCGCCAAGCGGCTACGTGACCCCGCTGGTCGGCTGCGAGTTCTCTCACGGCACGAACGATTGCTACGGCCTCATCCGCCGCTACTACAAGCAGGTTCGCGACGTGACCCTTCCGGACTTCCCCCGCTTTGGCGAATGGTGGAAGGACGGGGTATCTGACCTGTACACGCAGCACTACAAAGAAGCCGGATTCTATTCGGTGGGCCGCGCCGCAGATTTGCAGGTCGGCGACGTTCTGTTAATGAAAATCCGCAGCCCTAACGACGTGCCGAATCATGCGGCCGTCTACACAGGCGACGACGAAATCCTCCATCACCTTTGGGGCGAGGCGTCGCGACACGACACCCTTCCCCGCTATCGCCCCTTCTTAACCGACGTACTCCGCTACAAGGACTGACTTATTGGATAAACCCCGGATTGTTCGCCTGTATGGGCGATTAGGGGCGATGTTCGGCCGTGAGCATCGCTTTGTAATTCGCAGCACACGCGACGCACTCAAGGCGCTATGCGCGATGGTTCCGGGGTTTGAGCGAGAACTCATGACAAGTCGGGATCGCGGCATTGAGTACGCTGTGTTCGTCGGGCGTCGCAACATTGGTGAGGACGACATTCACGCGCCCGTGGGCGACAACGCTGTACGTATCGCGCCAATCATTCGCGGCAGCAAACGCGGCGGCCTTTTCCAAACGATTGCAGGCGTCGCGCTCGCCGCAGTTGGAGCCGTTACATCGTTCTTCGGAAACCCGTTCGGGACACAAATGATGTTGCTCGGTGCATCTATGGCACTGGGCGGCGTCGCTCAAATGCTCTCGCCGCACCCTACAGCATCGAACGGCAGCAGCAATCGAAAGCAATCGTACTACTTCAACGGCGCGGAGAACGTGACCGAGCAAGGCGGCCCTGTCGGGTTGCCCTATGGTCGCCTGCGTATCGGCAGCACCGTTATTAGCCAAGGGATCACAGCAACCGATAAATGACCTTGATTCACGGTAGTAAAGGAGGTGGCGGCGGTTCCTCGCCAGTGGAAGCCGACGACACCCTAAGCAGTACCGCATACGCGCAGATTCTCGACCTACTAGGCGAAGGTCCGATTGCAGGGTTTCCCGACAACCTCAGCCCCGCCCAGTGTGTCTACTTCAATGACACCCCGCTACAGAACGCAGACGGCTCGTACAACTTCAACGTCAAGCAACTCGATTACCGGCTGGGCTATGTGGACCAGACGCATATCGCGGGCTTCGAAAGTTCAGTTTCGGAAACGCAAGTAGGCGTCGCCCTTACGACTCAACAGCCGTGGTCGCATACGTTCACAAACGTAGACCTTAGCGCCGCCCGGATCACCCTGAGCGTTAGCGGTCTGTCAAAGACCGACACGAACACCGGGAACATTTACGGATACCGAGTCGCGTATCAGATTCAAGTTTCCAAGGATGGCGGCTCGTTCTCGACGGTCATCGATACCGCGTTCGATGGAAAGGCTAGCTCGACCTACACACGTTCGCACCGTATCGAACTGTCGGGTGCCAAATCACAGTACACCGTCCGCGTCGTACGCCTTACTCCGGATGGCACCACACAGTACATCCAGGACAAGACGAGCGTTGTTAGCTACGCGGAGGTCATCGACGCAAAGCTGTCGTATCCGTATAGCGCGCTTGTGGCTCTCCAGATCGACGCGGAGCAGTTCTCCAGCATGCCGACGCGGGCCTATGACGTGCTGGGTCTCCTCGTTAAGTATCCATCGAACTACAACCCAAAGACCCGCGTATACACTGGGACATGGGATGGAACGTTCTCGTTCGGATGGACTAATAACCCGGCGTGGATTTTCTATGATCTAGTTCTCAACAAGCGCTACGGACTGGGCCGCTACGTCGATGCAACCATGCTCGATCGTTACGCGCTGTACCAAATCGGCCGGTACTGCGATGTCTTGGTGTCGGACGGGAAAGGCGGTCAAGAACCTCGCTTCACCTGTAATTGCTACATCGCATCCCGTGCAGACGCTATCAAAGTCATTCAAGACCTTGCCAGCGTTTTCCGTGGGATTGCGTATTGGTCGGCTGGCAGCGTCATCGCCTCTGCGGATATGCCGTCCGATCCGGTCTACGTCTACACGGCCGCGAACGTCATCAAAGGCGAGTTCAAGTACGTCGGTAGTTCGCTCCGAACGCGGTACACAACCGCCCTTGTCACGTACAACGATCCGAGTAACGCCTACAAGCAAACCGTGGAGTACGTTGAAGATGCCGAAGGAATCAACCGCTACGGGATCAACAAGGCTGAGATAACCGCGTTTGGATGCACAAGCCGCTCCCAGGCTCAACGTGTCGGTCAATGGTCGCTCCTGACCTCGCGGTATGAGACCAACGCAGTGACGTTTAGCGTAGGTATGGATGGGACGCTAGCGCAACCCGGACAGGTCATCGCGGTAGCAGACCCGGCGCGCGCTCGGCGGCGAATCGGCGGTCGTCTCCAAAGCGTGCAGGACGCATCGCACGTAACGCTGGATCAGGCTCCGCCTGACCTCGCGGCAGGCGATTCGCTCACGGTAATCATGCCGACCGGGATTGCACAGAAGCGTGCAATCACCTCTGTATCCAACGGCCTCGTCCAAACCTCCGCCCCGCTCTCTACTCTGCCCTTGGCCGGCGCAGTGTGGATGGTGGAAAGCAGCAAAGTACAGGCGCAGCTTTTCCGAGTTACCAGTGTCTCCGAGAAAGAAGGTATTACCTTCGAAATTTCGGCAACTCAGCACGAACCAGGGAAATACGCGGCTGTGGACAGCGGTGCGGCTATTGACCCCGCCCCTATCAACGGGGTACCGCTCAACACCCAGCAAGCTCCGGGCAACGTCCGAGTTTCGCAATTCGTCGTAGTCGATCAGGGAATCACGCGAACGAATATGACGATTGCTTGGGATTCTGCACCCAATGCAATCGCGTACATCGCAGAGTTCCGGAAGGACAACGGGGACTGGATCACGGCTGGGCGGACAGGCGGCCTGTCTATCGATGTCTCGAACATCTATACCGGCCGCTATGCGGCGCGTGTTCGTGCGGTCAATGCGCTGGACATTGTGTCGCCCTATGCGTTCTCGAAGGAAACTGTTCTACAGGGCAAGACAGGTGCCCCGCCTCTCGTCGCGTCGCTTACTGCCAGCACAAATCAGGTGTTCGCGGTTTCGTTGGATTGGGCGTTCCCTT